AAGGAACTGAGAATTCTGAATCTGGATTACCAGAGAATGAACCACGTCTATTGAATACAACTTGCATGTGGTGGGTTTCTGAATCAACAGCATCAAATCTTGGTGTTTTACCACTGTTATCTTCTAGCCATAATGAACCGTTAGTAATATCAAATGCAGGTGGTGTAGAACTTACAACTGCAACTGCATTAAGTGCAATAATCTCATCAACACCGGTAAATGCAGCTGGTCTTAATTTGAATCTGTTATTTTCTGTTGCATTTACTTGACCAGGAGCTGTTTGATCTGAATCAACAGTTCCAATATTACCAACCATATTCTTCAGAATGATTGAATTTCTTGCATATATTGATGAATTAGCAATACTATCAATACCGAATGTAGATGTATCTACTACTTCTCCAGTAGCGGCAATTCTAGGTGTTTGTTCATCAAGATAGAAGAATGTGACTTCAACACGTTTTGCAAAGTCTGAATCATTCTCTGAATCTCTTTTTAAGAAATTTGTATCTGAATCTTGTGGTACAAACTTAAATAATGGTGTGATTGAATTATCAATTGTCTGATTAAATTTATCTCCAGCTTCAATTACAACTTTCTTATCTCCACCATAAATGTATACAATATCTCTATTAGTTCTATCTACTTCAGCTTTAATTCTTGCATCCATTGCTGTAAGAGCAGATGATGAATTAACTGCTGATTCTATTCTTGTAGCAATCTCAGATGAACTTAAATCTGAATCAATATTAAATGATATTTCAACTTTACCACCACCAAATTTAGAACCAGATACCGCATTTACTGGTGTACCATCTGAATCTGCAGTACCATCAGAATCATGCAATAACATTTTTAATTTATCTGAAGCAGCTCTACCAATAAAATCTTTTTGAACTGGTAAGTGTCTGACCATATATGCTTTACCATCACCATTTGTAATAGTAGCATCTCTACCAGAACCAGTTAAAGCTGTTAGGTTTTTGGTAGCATCAGAATCTTCAAATTTAGGTGTGTAAGCATCTGAATCTCTCATGAAATTCAATGCGAAATCTGAATCTAAAAATCCTTGTTGATTAATTGTAAACTTAACATTCAAACCGGCTTGGTCTGAATCTAGAATTCTTCTTGATATAACTTTTATTTGTGAACCGTTTTGGAATTGTTGACCAAAAGGAGCAAAACCAGGTAATCTATACTTTACACCTGATCTTAATATTTTACCTACTTCTAGAATATCTGATTTACCATCAGAGTCACGAGAAACAGTAGGACGTTTTGTATAAATCTTTCTTGTAGAAAGGTTAATGGCTATCTCACCTTGTTCTATCTGATCGGTAGTCGGTTGACCTTCAGCATTCAAACCAGTAGATAAAGATCTTCTGTGTTGATATGTTGGTCTTCCGTTATTAAAGTTAATAGTCATTTATTATCCTAAAGTTATAATCTTTGCTTGTCCCTTAAATTTAGTTTGAGAGAACACTATTGCATTACCCTCATTATCCATAACCGTTGTGACATCTACAGGAATAAACATCTTATCTACATCATCAAATCCTGTATAACCATCAGCACCATAGTTATTTGTATTTGTATAGGAACCAGGTTGTGCATTATCTGAGTCTGCACCTTGAGTACCCCATACCGTTTTAAATCTTGAAATTTTATCAGAATCAGTATTACTTGCACCCATTTCAGAATCAATTGAGTTATAAAGTTGTGTTCTAATAAATTCTAGTACTTCATTATTTATAGTTGTTTTGTTTCCATCTTGCATTACAGACTTATAAATCTTAACATCCATTACTGATTGTAAACTTTCAAATTCTCTACTAAATGTTGTATCACCAAATGAGTATCTTGTTATAGGTAGCATATATCTACCTGATGGAACTTCTGTGACACCGCCAATTGTGAAGTTAGCAGTTGTCTTATGCCAATCATCTGAATCAAATACGTCTGTATAAATTTTTAAATTATCTGAATCTCTTGCTGATGCTCTTATATTATGTCGTACAAATACCCATCCAATATCATGACCAGAATATGTAAACTCATATATAGAATGATTTGAATTTAGTTCAATAGGAGACTTAACACCATAAGAACCAAGTTCACCTGAATAACTTACACCATAACCTAATGAACGAGAGGCAAATGGTGCTCCTTCTGAATCAAATGGAACACTGAATACTGATGCGTTTTGGAATGTACCATCAATATCTCTTACAAATGTATGTTTATTTTGAGGAGCTGAAATATTTTGAGAGTTGTTTGTCCATTCAGCTCTTTGATCTGAATCTTTAAATCTAAATGGTGTTGTCCATATTGACATAGATCTACCATTTGAGAAAGAACCTCTTGATTCTCTAATTTTTATTACATCACCAGCTTGCGCAATAGGTAATACTACGTGTGCAGTTCTATTAATACTGACACCTGAAACATCTATATCGAATGTTTCTCCTCTAGATGCAAAATAAAACTCAGAATCTAAATATAAATCTGGAATACCATCATTATCTGAGTCAGCATCAATTCTCCAACCTCTTGTTTGATCTAATAACTTAAAACCAGATGTGTAATCTGAATCTCTATTTGCGTCTGGTGTTCTAAATGAAATGTTGAGATATTTTCCTGCTGGATGTAATTCACCAACTCTATATTCAAACTCACCAAATCTTCTACGATAACCATAGAATGGTTTATCTACATCTTGGCCAATTGGATTATCACCGAATTTACTATAAACATCTGAGAGTAGGTCATTTATCTTTGCTCCACCTTTTCGTGCCGAGTCTCCTGTACCCGAATCGGGTGATATACCTAAGTTGATTAAATCTTTTGTGGCCATGATTTATTTATTCCCATTAGAGGTTGAAATCTCTTACTAATAATACTCTTGCTCCGTCAGAGTCTGTTAAGTTTGTAATACTTGGACTAACTTTCGAGTCACTATCATATATACCTTCAGAGTCATTTTTCTGAAGCACAGCATAACCTACATCAGCTCCCATAAGATCACTATCACTTCTTCTTAATAGGTTAAGATCTTGTCTATCTGAATCTGTTGCATTTCCAGGAGTAGCAACTATTGCTCTTGAATCTAATATAACTTTTGTTGCTGCAACTGGTCCATGGAACCATGTTTTTGTTTCAAATTCTAGTGTCCATTCAACTGTTCTTCTTGTATTAATATCACCAGTCCAATCATCTGTCCATGTGACTGATGTAAGTTGGAACGGCATGTCAAATGCATTTGTAGGTGTTGGTGTGTTAGTATCTGCATCAGCAGGAAAATGTCTTACTTTGACTGTATATGCTGGATTGAAGAATGGTACAATCTGTTCTATAATTTGCCATCCATCATTCAATGTCTTTGTTTCAATATGTAATGTATAAGATAAAGTATATGGTGTAGGCATATTAGCTTTTTGTCTTGGATAAGCTAAACTGTCTGGAGATCTAAATACATTTGGTTTGTTGTTTAATTTTCTATTTGAATCATATACCATTGCAACAAACTCATAAGACATTCTTGGTAATAGTTTTTCAAACATCTCTTCAGTAGGTCTTAAACCTTTTTGAGCTTCCAACCATTTTTGTCTTGGACCGTATGCAATTGGAACTGGTAATAGTTTACCATCACGTCTTTTTACAACGATGTTATTGAATAAACTACCAAAGACCGCTGTTGCAGTCTTTACAGTTTCATGGTAAAAGTGTGTTCCTAACATTAGATATTATCCAAATTTCTTATTCCTGGTTGACCAAAAGCTCTTGCTGAATAGTCATCCACTATTGTTTTCGGTGTTTCTCTTACTACACCATTATTATCATAGACTTCTTGATTTTCTGCTCTTTGTTCAATTTCTGTATTAGTAGCCCAAGAGTCTGTGATTAAATCGCTATCAGTTATGTCTATTGCCTTAGTTTCTGAATCAGTAAATGAAATTCCAGAAGCTGCTTGCGTGACTATTTGATCTGTAGTACTTGTTGCTGCACCTGTATTACTATATGTAATAGCTGTAGGATTGAAGTACAAGTCTTCTCCAGATAATTCGAATAGTTTCGCATGTATCTTATATTGATAGTTATTTCCTAATTGGAAAAAAGCACCATCATGATACGTAGTCACTCGAGTAATTTCAAAGACTTTTGGTACATATTGACTTTTATTTTGTGCAGATCTACCAAATGGTATTACAATAAGATCACCTTCAAGTGGTCTTGTTCTTGCAAACTTTGTAAGAAGTTTTTGATGTTGATCAGAATCAGAATCATTAGAAGCTGATGAAGCACCAAAGCTATCTGAATCAGTAAGTCTTTGTTTTAATACTGTTCTATAATCAGAATCTTTCTGTGTAAAATTATTTATTGCAACAGACATAATAACTTCTTCTCTAAACTCCATACCATATAGAGTCATTGTATCTCCTTCACCTTCAAATCCAGCAGAAGCTACAAGAAGCATGTCAATTTGATAACCAGAATCAAAATGTGATTCAGGTCTTTCATTCCAAACATCATCAGTATAATCAGATGCTCTCGGCATATAACGTACTGTTATACCATTTACATTTATTGATTCTCTGATAAGGTTTTGCATTGTTCTCTGTTCATTTGTAGAGAAACGTGATGATGCACCGAATTGGTTGATATAACCATCTATGAAAGTGTTTTGAATTCCAGCTTTAATGGAATATGATTTATTGATTGATTGAATTGAACGGTTTAGATTTTCACCGAAATCGGAATCGTTATCTGAGTCTCCACCAAATCCTGTTGGGGCTATCGTGAATCCGGAAAAATTGTTCTTTACTGTCGACATTTGTACTCATTATCCATAGAACCCTGCATCATATCCAATTCTGACTTGTCTCGCCATTAATTCTGCAAAGGCATCTTCTACGTTGCTAGCACTTAATCTGAATGATGATGATGTTAAACCTTGTACATCGTTGAAATCTTGATATAGTTTTTGTTGATCTGCTGCAGATAGTTTACTTTTTTGAGTACCAGCACTTAATCTTTCTAATGCACCATCAAAATCAAGACCTACTTGATCTAGTGCAAATTCAGTTTGAACTTTTAATAATCCATCATCACCAACTTTTAAGAAAGCTGGAGCATTTACACTATACTCATTGTTTTTTAGTCTTACAGTATTAATATCAATACGTCCATGAGGATTTGCTCTTGAATATCTATCAACAAATGATGTTCTGCTTCTTGGAGAAATTTGATCTGTAAGAACTAATGTATCACCAGGTTTTAGACCAGCAAATGTATCACTATCAAATCCAGTATTTGCATTACCTAAATTTGTATGTACTGCATCTGAATCCCATCTTAAATCATCACAACTTTTAACACCAAGAATTCTAAAATCTGAATCACCTACTGGAGTTTCAAATCTTTTAATACGTAAATCTTTATCTGAATCTGCTCTGTACACAGCTTCCATAAAGTTTCCTACTTTAATAAAAGCAGTTCTTAATGGATCACCTGTGTTTGAGTTTGGAGAAGAACCAATATTAATTCTAACATTGTTTTTAACAATTCTATTTGAATCATTAAATGCTAGAGTTCCTGAATCAACATTAACTGGAGCAATACCTACTTGCGCATCTGAATCTGCAAATCCAAAATTAGGTACTAATATATCTCTTAAGTTAGCCATTTGCTATCTTCTCCATTACTTTTAATATTTTATCCATTTTTGTTTCTAAACTTGTCAATCTTTTCTCTGTATTAGCTTCTTTTTCTAATCTTTTCTTGTATTCTATCACTTCTTCTCTATTAGTATTTAATAGAGCACCACTCTTCGGATCCCTTTTTAAATGCTGTTTATTCATTATACTACAGCAATAATTCTTAAATCTCTTATCATACTTATGAATGATGAGTTTTCAGAATTCATTTCAAGTTTTATTTTAAATGCTTCATATTCAAAACCAACATCTTGTGTTAATGAATACTGATCAAACTCAATATCAGAAGTAAATTTACCAAAGTTTGTTTCATTTATTATTTGATTTCTTGGGAATGTTTGCCATTCTAATTCTTCAAATTCTGTATTATCACCTACAGCTCTAGCTTTATATTTTACTACAATTTCTGCAGCAGGATCCATGTCAGCATCTAAGAATACTCTAATTTGACTTGCTGGAGTTTCTAATGTAATATCTTTTGTAATATAACCAGCAGTTTCATCAATACTTGAAAGACCTGCTTTGTAAGAAGCATATTGTTTTTGCTTCGTAGCATTTGCTGATGGAACTAGATCAGAATCTATAAATCCTGCTAAGTCTGAATCATCAATGTATTTACCATAGTTATTTTTATATACAAACATTTGACTTGCTGCATCTAATCTAATAACTGGTGATAAGAATTCATTTGCTGTGTTTAAATAAAGAATTTGTTCAAAGTCTGCAGATGATGTTTTATTCATAGAACCCAATACTACTTTTGGATGATCAAAGTCTGTGAGTTTATCCATAGGAATATTAGTTGCAGATGTATCTTTTATAAGTGGTGATTGATAATATACTGAATCAGTATTATAACCAAATAAGTTTGATGCTGATCTTAATACTAAGTTTGCACCAGTAGTTGTCTTAACTTCTTGTTTCACTGAAGTTTCATCAAAATTTATTGGTTGTGTATTTGTTCTAATTGAATCGTACTGAACATTTGCAGTAGCAACTACTTGCTCTCCACCACCTCTACCAGCTTTAACATTTTTATGCCATCCACTTGTGACTGGATTTGAATTAATTGCTGAAGCATCAGAATCTTGTTCTCTTAAATCAATCATGTATGAATCTTGAGTTGCAAATTTTACTTTATGTTTTGCAGCTGTTGTTGCACTAGTAAGATTCGTTAATGAAGATACATTATTAATAATTGATACTGGTAATCCGTTTAATGCAGATTCACCTCTAAATCTTACTAAGTCAGAATCAGCAGATGCAGATATATTACCATTACCAGCAACTCCAAGAATTCTCACAGTGTGTGTATCATCAGGACCATACATTCCGTGATTAGGGTGATGTATTTTAATATAGTAAGAACTATCAAATGTCTCTACTGCTAATCCGCTTGCTGCTTGACCAATTGGCTGACCATAGAAGTTAGCTTTATCTCTCAATGTTATTGCAGATTCACCAAGATCAAACTTAGCTCGATAAGCTTTAAATGTTAAGTCTCTATTTTGTTCAGCAGTCCATGTAGAACCATTTTGTGATGTAAAGAATGATCCAAAGTATCCACCAACATTTGGTTGAGCATCAATCTTACCACCAGTAATTACATCTTCTTCACCTTGTAATGCTGTCCATGCAGATGTAGTATCTGATGGTGAAAGTAATACAATTGCATATTCTGTCTGTTCTTGTAAGAATACTGGATTTGTAAATCTAAAGTTTGTAGCAACAGTTGGTTTACTTAAATTCTGATTTGATTTTGTCACATCAACTCTAGCTCTACCAAGAATCTCTCTACCTGGATATCCATTTTCACTACTTCTAATTTCACAAATTACATGATCATTATTGGCTCTTGTATCTACAAATCCTAAGAATACATCTACAGATGTTATGAATCCACCAGTTCTTCTTGCTTCTGAATTTACTGGATTGAAATTATTAGGATTAGAACCTGGATCTAGCGGTAATGTAAATAATTGTGCTATAGGATCAACAAAGAATATTGGCCATATAAATGGTGTTGTAGTAGTAGTACTTGTAGAAGTTGCTTCACCTGCAACCGCCGTAGATGATGATGAAAGCAACCTTGCACCTGCATCTCTAGTTGCTCTAAAGTTAGTTAAATCACCGACTTCAAAGAATCCTCTAGATGTAAAGAACACTGTACCTTCAGTTGATGCTGATCCATCTAAATCTGTAAGTATAAATCCTTTAGTTCCAGTTTTAAATGTTTGTGATGGGACTACGAATCTACCACGTACTTGTCCCTTACCATCTGTTTTCAAATTACCATTAGCAGCATAAGTTCTTGCTGTTGTAGTTGTTATTGGTAAGTAATCTGTTTGTGCACAATTGTTTGTGACTGTGACACCATCAAATATAGCTTTTAGATCTGTGTTTGGTCTAAATCCTTTACCTTCAAATTCTATTGTTTGTGATCTAATCCAAGCATCATCTCTTTCTCTTACTTCTCTTATATTAAAGTCGGATGAACTTGTAAACTCTTCTTCTTGTGCAATGAAATTACTTGTTGTTTCAGTACCTATAGGAACTGTTGTGGTTGTAGTAGTTGTTGTTGTACCTCCCCAATTCCACCACAAACCTAAATTATCTGTTGTTGTGGATGTAGATGTGACTGTACCTGTCCAGTTTGTTTCTGTTGTATTGAACTCTGTATTAGGTATATCTCTCGTGACTGGTGTAAGGTTATCAAAGACTGTTTGTGATACACTTGATAAACCACCACCAAAAGATGTTCTGTCAATAAAGAAATTTTCTACAATATTCCATGATGGATCTCTCCAGAAATCTTGTGTTGGATTTAATTCAATCTGTCCAGAATAAACCCAAGTTGCAAATGGATTTATTCTCACAAGACTTGAAGCAAATGTTTGTTCTAACATCTGGTCTTCAGTATAAGACTTAAGTATAAATGGTGTGTTTTGTGATAAGAAGAATGGATCAATACGAGTACCATTGCTTACTCTTTCAAGTTGTACATTTGTTTCTACAGAAGGTGGTCTTAATACGTTTCTCGAAACGTCTATTGAAGCTCTAAAGTTTTTATTTTGTAAGTCTGCAGGTGTTGCTCTAGTTGATGAAAAGTCATCTACAATAAATCCTGATTTTACTCTTGAACCTATATTATCTTGTAATGCTTTGCTCTCTAAGAGAGATAGGCTTACAGATGTTTCTAAATTTTTAATACGTTTTTCAAGTTTTCCAATGTCTCTCATCGTGTATCCACGCTGTTGATCACTGAATAATGTAATTTCTTTAGATGGATATCTTACAGCAGGTGGAACATTTATAGTTGCAAGTAGCATACCATCCACTTGTATGTCTGGGTCTTTCGGAGATGAAACATCTTCTACACCAAATACTGTTTTAATTTTACCTTTATTATTTAGAACGAATGATACATTTTGTGATGTAAAGTATTCTGCATCTGTAAAGAAACTTCCATCTGGAATAATACTTACACCAGTGTTTTCAAGTTCTCTATATCTAAATGATAGTGGGTTGTTAGTTGTTGCATAACCAGTTATTAATCTTTGTCTAAATCTAAAGTCAATTGTATTTCTTAAATTAATACCATAAGTAGGATCGTTATCTTTTATTTCTATTGGTCCACCATAATATCTTGGGTCGACTTTATAGAAACCATCACCTGAATATGAATCTACACTGTAGTAGAAAGACTCAAATGGATTAGCATCAAAGTATGAATAGAATATTAAAATATCACCATTGCTCGGTGCTGGTACACCAGTTTTTCTAATAATAGAACCAATACCATAATAATCAACTCTTTGACCATTATCTAAAAGGTAATTTGCTGTGATATCTGAACCTTCAACTTTTGTATCTACACTAGTGAATGTAATATTTGCTGTAATTGCTGTTTCTCTTGCTGGAACATCTACTCTTAATGATTCACCAGCAGTAAATGCGGCACCTTTTTCAAAGCAAACTTCTAGTTTATCATTTGAACCAGTACCAGATCTCATAATATGATAACCTGTAGAACCTGATTTAGTTGATTCACCAGTTGCTATTGTATTTGATAGAGCAACTCTTGCTCTTGTTTTTGATGATTGACCTACAATTACTGAACCTTGTGGTATTGTAGCACCACCAGAAATATTTACTTGAATGGTTGTGAATCCAGCATTTGGATCCGTTGTTGATGTACCAAATGTATTGTTTGTAGAACCGTGAACTATCTTATAAACTTTGTAAATATCTGGATAGAATAAGTTTATCTTTCTATCTTGTGCTGACCATGATGAGTTAACTGATGATGATCTTGTAATATCTGATGTATTTCTTATTTTTAAAACACCATATTTTAATTCTTTTGTAATCTCTACAGCATCATCAATTCTAGTTTTCTTATAGTCACCATTTCTAAAGTGTGTTGACCACTGTGAATCTGAAAAGTCTGGTGTGACTGCTAATCCACCGTCTGTTGAAGAAATTGTAGGTGGTGATTTATAAAGTACATCAAAGTCATTATCAAATGGTACTGTACCAGAACGTAATGTTTTATATGTCTTATTGCTTTCACCAAATAGTTTACCTGATACATTCTTTAATGTTGCACCAGTACCTGGAGTCCATTCTGTAAATGCCTTGAATGTGACACCTTCAGAATCATTTGTTGAACCTCTTATTTCTCTTACTTCTGAAAACTTAAATTGACGGGCATTTTCAATTCTTGAAGAAACAGTTGGTGTTCTACTAATATCACCTTTAATCTTTGCACCTTTTTGAAATTGTGCATTTGAATTTGTGAGTAGTACACCAGTAATCTTATAAGATGATACACCACCAAGTGTGTTTAGACCATTAGGTGAGAAGTTTATATCTGTCCAGTCAGAATCATTTCTGTGTTGTGCATCTAATTTTACAACATCACCTGTCTGAACCTTACCATTTAAAGTTGCGGTGACTTGTTCACCAGCTACGAAAGAGTTTCTCCAAAAATGACTTGTGTCTGAATCATATGTACTAGATGGTCCAAATCTAAGATGTTGGAACATTTTAATATCATGTAGATATACTCTACCTTCAGTTTCAGCTCCAGTTGATTGGAAACCATAAGATCTTGCAAATCCAATAGTATTTCCATCAGAATCTTTTAGTGCAAGTTTGTTAGTGTATGCACCTATACCATTTGCATCGGCTGTTAACATACCAGACATAGTTCCACTAGTCACATTTTTTACTTCAACGTATGGTGCTCCTTTTAAAGCTACTTTTTGATTTGTTTGTTTTCTTGCTGTTGTATTTTTATTCAAATATATTAACTCATCAGCAAAAGTTTCGTGTCTATAACCATTAATATATGCTAGACCTTTACTAAACGAAACTGCAAATTGATCTGAATCATCATAAGTTTGTTCTTGAATTTTAGGAATGAATTTTTTAACAGCATAAGAACCTGATTCTTCTTTTCTTCTTCTTGCCATTGTATCGCCAAGACTGTTATACATTGGGTTTGGCGAAACTCTTAATCCCTGTGGTGTAGGTTCTGTATCTCCTAGAATTACACCGTCTTTAATCTCTACTTGTTTGTAGAATGTTGGATCAGAACCTTGATCTAATGTACTCTTAATAAGAATACTGATAGCGTTCTGTAATCTATTCGCACCAGGTGCACCTTCGTTTGTAGAACCTCGTGCATTATCAAATAGTGTTGCATCATCGTTTGCTGATATTGCCTTTGATGTTATTGAAAATCCAATAGCAGCTGTGGGTTTATTAGTAGTAGATGATACAACTACATTTTGTTCTGTGAGTCTTGAGAAAAATCCATCAACATAGTAAACACCTGAAAGAACAGTTGCCATGGTTGCTTGACTAACTTTTGAAAATACATTTACATAAGTTGCTGTACTTTCTGGATTATCTTGAGTTCTTGCATAGATATATCCTGAATCTGAATCTGTGAATTTTTTACTTGTAATATATGTAAAGTAAATATTACCTGTTTTGTTTGTGGCTATTGAACCAGTGGGTGTTCTTAAAACTCTTGCTTGAACAGATTCATCTTGGTTTGATATAACTGTTTCACTAAAATTATCAAGTGTTCCCTCAATAGATCCTGTAAGTGCTCCTGAAAGTGGGAAATTAACATTACCAGAACCAGAAATAAGGTTCATGGTATGAACATCAAAGTTTATATTAATATTACCTTCAGTGACTCGAGAACCATCTTTAAATATATGATCACCAAGTCTTGAGGTTTGAGTTTTTTGTATTGTCTGTAGTTGTGTTAACTCTCTTGCTTGTACCGCAAAGCCTGGTCTAAATAAGACACGAAGGTAATCCTTCTCCTCATCAAAATCGTCAAAGTAAGGCGATACATTTAAGTTAATTGTTGACATATATTAAAAATCTCTCTCTTTTTATTTATTACAATTTCAAGATAATGTTCAATGATTCTATCTGATCTTCTGATCTTTCTAGTGCTGTTGGTAAGTAATCAACAGCTAACATTTTACCACTATTAAAGTTAACTTCTGAACTCTTTGCTTTCTTAATTACATTATTATGGTTGGTTGAAATGATTGTATCGCTGTCAGAGAAATTGTTTCTTAATTTACCTGTATTAATATAGTATACTTCTTTACCATTTACTGATACAACTTTACCTGCAAAGTCTGAATCACCTTGCTTAAAGAATGTATCATTTATCTTGAATAGTGCTGTATTATCACATGTTATTTTTTTAGCAACTGTATAATAGTTCTGTGTACCAACTCTGTTTGTAGCAGTATCAATAGGATTCTTCATCAATCCAATCATACTAAATTCACCTTTTGCTAAATCTCTAAATCCATCATCAAGTGGAATTACACGAGAAGTCATCATAACATCTCTTGCTTGTAGTTCATCACCTGCATCAGAACCATGTCCAAGACCTGGAGCCATATCTAATCTGAAACATTTAAGTTCTGAATCATTCTCAGAGTCAGTTGCATAAGGTAATGCTGTATAACCAATTCCATATTGTTGAACTTCAAATTTCCATACAGCTGATTGCTCACTATCTCTTGTGGCTGTTGCTTTAAATTCTTGTGTAGGTGTGGCACCAGTACCATCTTTACCTTTTATATTTACAACTAACTTACTTGTAAATCCTCTAATCTTATCAGAGTCTGGTCTTTCATTAGGTCCATGTTTGATACGTACATTAAACACACTACCTTTAATTGCGTTATTTTGTACTTGCAGTAGATCATATCTTGCAGTACCAGCGGTCACATTATTTGATTCAGCCACATCTACTCTTTCTGGTATAGGCATAAATGCACTTGTCATAAATAGAATAGCATCTGAATTTGTAATTGTGTACATATATTGCCACCAATAATTATCAGATGTTTTAAATGGAAGTGATGATGAACCTGTAGGAGCAACTGATGATGTATTTGCTGATGGTGCATTTAAGCACTTATAAACATTTTGTCTTGGTACACCTTGTACGATCTCTGTAGACATAACATAATAATCACTATCATTGGTGGTATCTGTGTTCCAACCTACATAACTTCTATTACTAATCCAGTTCTTTCTTTTAATCACTCGAGAAACACCTCCAGGCAGCACTCGGTGCATTGTGACCATATTCTTATAGATTCCTATTAGATCTGAGTCCGTTACAGCCTCAGAAGCGTCTGAGTCACTGAAGGGATAGTCTTCAGAATCTGTATAGGCAATAAACGCATAGAATGAATCATCATTCGTTGTATCTCTTATTTCATCTCGAGTTGACTTTGATAAAAGTGTTTTTAATTCGCTAGTGACTTTACCTACAGTTGCCATTAATTTTTTCTCTTAAATTCAAGGTTTTCTTTATAATCTGAGTCCGTAATTGTACCCAACAGTTGTGCTGTATTATTTATTCCAGCACCCGCAGGATAAGTGGGTCTTACGATTATTGTGTTCTCACCACTCAGATAATTACCAAAAGCTCTTGCTGTTCTTGGAGATTTAGTATCTGAGTATCCTCTTTGCTTTTCAATTCCAAATCTTAATCTTACTTGTTCATCTCTCACAATCATATCTGAATCATATTCTGAATCAGGCGATTGGTGTCTTATATTACCGAGTGCTGTGTATTTTCCAGGAATACTCCAACCCTCGTTATATTCAGAATCTCTTAGATTGTTAAACTGATTATATTTTTGTTCAAATGCATCTAAGTCATAATAAGTTGTACCATTATCAGTAAACACTAATTCTTTGTTTAGTTTAAGAGCAGTGTTGAAATCATTTGCTTTAAGAATTCTAATTTCTCTTGTTCTATCTAATGCTTGAATAAATGTATCAACATCATTATCACTATCTTTAATTCTTGTATAGTCTATCTTTTCAAATGTTGAAGTTGAAGAGGCATCAAATCTTTGGAAAACATCTTTAGGAATATCTGAATCATACACTCTGAATTGTTCAAAGTCTTCATACTTAACTTGTGATAATCCAATTGTCTCTATATTATTATATCTCTTGGCAGAATGAAATTCACTTGGTACATAATGTGTCTTGTTATTATTCACTCTTGAACTTCTTATAATTTCACTATCATGAACTTGTGTTGTAATAGATCTCTTAAAGAAATCTGAATCAAAACCATTTTTTATTATTAATTTACCATCACCTTTTCTTGGTGTAAAGTACATTCCAAATTTTACTTTTAGATCTGAATCAGAATCAATTGCACCTCTTACATAATTATAATGACCTTCAGAATCAAACACCGACCATACTTTATGTACTAAACCTACTGGTTCATAATCAAAGAATGCATTTCCTCTTTGTGATTGTATTGATGATTCAACATTTCTTTGTGTATAGTCTGCTGTAAGGAAAGTTCCTGATGCATCGTTTGTTAATGATACAACATTGAATGGGTTTGCAGCAAATGAAACACTATCTGCAAACACAGCAATACCTTGTGTTTTAGTATCATTATAATAGTCATCATCAGCATCAAATGTTAAGTTAGATGATTCAGAACCTATATCTGTATGTGGTAAAGCCTGTGCGGTTGTGTTTACCTGCGCAGTTGTATCTACGTTTAACTCACCAAATAAGTATAATCCTGCTGGGTGTAATGTTTCTTTAATTGCACCTCTCCAGTTATTCATTGCAAGCTCTGATTGTATAATATATGAGAATTCAGAAACTGTATAGTTATCTCTTAATATACCACCAGAAATTGAACTTAAGAAACCTGATTCGTTAAGGAATGTTTTCTCTGTTTGTGATGTAAGTGGGAAACCTGTTTTTAAAACTGGTGTTTCATATTGAACTACGGCATTTGAAACAGGGAATGTTTCTTGAGATAGTTTTGTACCATCAGTTGGATTTACTTTAATAACTCTTAATAATGCATTTGGTAGATTATCAAATGCTCTGATCTCACTATCAGATGGGAAATTCATAGCAACATTCTTAGTTGAAAGAACCTGTTCGCTATCTGCTTTTGAAATTGTAAAGCTTGTACCGTCTGCAGATTTAGTTGCAACTACACCACCATAACCTGTACTTACAAATTGACCAATAGTTTTTGATGTTCCCTTACCAGTACCATCTGAATCTGACAAGTCTGCGGATACAAATACTTCTGTACTAAATGTTAATGTATTTTCAGAATCATTTACGGCAGATTGTTTTAGTTGATCTACATGAAATTTATCTAGTCTATAAAGTCTTGGGTCATCTATCTTAATTGGAAAAGCTTGAACTGCATGTCTTGATGCGGGTTGTGTTTGCAACTTAATTAGATCTGCAGTTGAACCAACTCCAACATTATCGTGGTCATACCAGATGTTAATACCATTAATACCACCACCACCATTGTCAGAATCTACTGGATGTGTAGTTCTTTCTGGATCGCTTAATCTCATTCCAGCTTTCTTATACTTATTGAGTGGCAGGTCATATGAATCAATAGTATTTGTTCCACTACTAAATTGACCTAATTGATATTCCTCAGAATCTAATCTGTTTCTTGGATATCCATATCTTTGTCCAGGTTTACCCGCAACTCTTGTAGTCTGATGCTGAATATTTTTCCATCTTGCATCTCCTTCAACAGCAGTTGTCATTTTTACACCATCTGAATCTTTAAGGTGTTGACCATCAATTGCTGCCCAAGCACTTACCCATCTTGCCCATTTATTAGGACCTGGTTGACCAAATTCCCAAGAATAATATGTTGGTGTAATACCCTGAATATCAAATTCAGAATCAGCTTTCCATCTTTCAATAAAGTCACTATCACCATCTGAATCATAATACTTAATTGTTCTTATTTTCCAGTTGTAATTTTCTGAATCCCATGCAACTGGCATTCTAATGAGTTTAAATTTTAAACCACTTCTAAAGAAATACTTTCTGTTAGATGAATAGTTTACATAATGAAATGCATTTTTAGTTCTACCTACACCTAAGAATATATCTTCAACAACACCTTGAGCCCATTGAGTACTAAATAAACCATTTCGTCTACCATCAAATCTATGTTTATCGAAGTTGCTCGCTAAGCTTATGAAGGCATTTCCATTATGAATACGACCATCAGAATCAGCAGCACTACCAGGAGCAAAGTTTGAACCATTAGCGGTGCTATCATACAATACGTTTGTACCGAGTTCTTCTATACCTGACCAATATAATGTATCACTATCATTTGTAATACCATCTGAATCTTGTATGGTCAGATTAATTGTAAATACTTCACTATCGTGTCTTAAAGAACCAGCATCAGAATCTGGTGTAAAATGTTGAAACTCAATAACATTACCAACATCAATTGCTTCTTCATTAGCAATTCTTACACCTAACGGACTTTCCAGTGTTGGAACACCAAAGTTATCTGAATCAAAGAATCCAGTTTGTGGTGTAGATACCTCTAATATCTTTCCTACTTCTGATGATAAACCACTTACAACTAATCCAGAACCTGTATTTGTTCTAATGAAAGGTACTGGTATGTGTGTGTATTGTCCTTTTTGAATGATGGGTATAATCACAGGTTCAAAATCTTCTGATAGATAAC